GCAATGAAAACTGCACATTATAAACTCCATCATTTAATACTTTGATTTGCGATGATGTTGCTCCTATTTGTATTTGATTGTTATTCGGGTCGCTATTATTTACTGTTATGTAATTCACACTCGTTGTTCCCGCATTTGTTTGGTCTTGGTCGCTCCAGAATGCTCCCCAATATCCAACCGTTTCTAATCCATTTATAATATTGTCTATCTGCTCCTGTATTGTTTCATTTGTATGAATGCCATACAAAGTGTCAAATTGCGCATCAGTAATATCTGGGTCCGATTTTGTAAGAACATCAGTATTCACTTCATTTGCATTCACAGTTGCCAAATTTGTCAAATAATTATATGATGTGTATTCCAAATTGTTTATGCTCATTATATTTTGTATTGATATAATATAATGAGGAAATTTGACAATTCTAACTACAACAAAGTTTCTATTAGAACAGACAGCACTGTCAAATTGATAGAACAACTCTCTAAACTAGGGGTATTTAAGGAGAAAAGAAAACCACGCAAACCTAAGCAACCATCTTCCAATGAAATTCGTCAAGATAATGTGATGGTTGGATACTCCAAGTCGTTAGGAAGTCCTCTTGTGAGAGATATTCCTGCACTCCAACAAATTCAACCCGGTATGACTCCTCAACAGATACAAGATATTCAAGAGCGCAACAATGCTGCCATCGCTGCTTTGCAAGGCGAAATTCAACAGCAACGCCTACAAGATATTGAAGCACAACAGGGTCAGCGACTTGCAGATATTGAAATGTTTGGAACTATTCTCAATCCCGTGATAGAAAGATTTAGAGGTTCGCAACAACCGGGTGCTGGACAACGCCCTAGTTCTTTTCCAACTGGTGAATCTCTTCCTGCACTTGCTGATATCAGCGAAGGTTCTTTTACACAGACTCTTAATGAAGGTGGTCCTCAAGCAAAATCTGAGACTGCCACTACTACATTTGCAGAGACTGGCGAAGAAGAAGAAGGAATTCCACTAGGTGGTGGTGCTGCCCCCACTCAAATATCAGCAACTCAGTTTGCTCCATCTCTTGCTCCTCCCCGCAGTGCAACTCGCAAAGAACGAAATAAATTTCTAAACGAAATCGGTATTGACCCATTGCCTCCAAACACTGATTCAACTGATTTGCCAGAAATGCGTGATTATTATAAAGAGTTTATGCCCACATTTGGTCTTGTTCCTAATCCCACTTCAATGAGAAACAAAAATGCAATGTATAGAGAAATGGTTCAAATTATTGAAACTGGTATGAAACTTTAAATTTTTTCTATGCATATGTTATACAATGTCCGACTTCATTGAAGAAAATGTCCGCACTGAGATGATTGACATCGATAACATACCTGATTCACTCACATACAAATTAGTTGATGCCGATTTCACTTATGGTCCTGAAAGATTTGGCATCAACATACATCACAACATTGAATACTATGAAGCAATGTTTGAAAAGAAACACCCTGGACTACTTAAGCAATTCCCAATGCTTTATTATTTAGTTGAAGAGTGGTATGAAAATGGAATATCAAAAAGTCCTTTAGAACATCTCAATGACAACCCACCCCTGAGTGGCAAATAATAATTATTCATAATATATATACCATTATGAATAATGCTAACAACAATCCAGTCAAACCTCTTACTTTGTATGATTCTTTGCGGGTGGGTTATCTTGCTAATGAAAACAAACAAGGGCAAGAAATGCAAAAATACGGATATGTTATAGACAAGAATCTTTCAAACGAGAATCAGCAAGTCTATTACAATCCAGAAACTAAGAAACTTCTTTACAATGTCACTGGGTCGCAGTCATTGCAGGATTGGGTCAATAGTGACCTCAAATTGGCACTCGGCATTCGCAAGAATGAGGGCAAACCCATCATCGAGCGTGGCATTGAATCTTTGCTTCCCAATTCGTGGAAGAAAGGATTTGACCGTGGATATGAGAACATTTTCGGAGGATTCAAAGACACCGACCGCTACAAACAAGCAGACGAAACACTCAAGAAGGCAAAAGCAAAGTATGATGAATCTGAAACGATTCTCACTGGACATTCATTAGGAGGACGCATTATTCAGGATATTTCCAAGAAGACCGACAAAGTCTATGCTCTTGATTCCGGTCAAACAATCGGGCAAAAGGTCAAGGGGGGACCCAACCGCAATATTTACAGAACTTCCGGTGATGTTGTTTCCGGTGCTTCCGCGTGGTCTCCAAATGTGCAAACGCTTACCAATCCTCATACTTTTAAAATCCTCCCTGCGGTTGGTATGGTCACCAAAGACCCGCGCGCCGTTGCAGTTGCCGGTGCCATAGATGCTTGGAACGCCCACTCTATTGAGAATATTAAAGGGTCCAAGATTGGCATTTAAAAAATCGGCATCCAATTTTGTTTGAATTGCTTTGGTTGTTCTTCGTCCTCTGGGACGCCTACAATCGTAAATATATACATATTTTCAAGTGGAGTATTTGTAAATGTTGGTGTTGGTGCTAATTGGGTTGCTGTAAGTGTAAGACTTACAACATCTTCCATTTTGTAAAAAGTTGTTAAATAGGCACATTGATGTCCTCCAACATAAGGTGCGCCATTACCAACAAGTATAGCACCCAGTGTCGCCACTTGTGTTTGTCCTGATGATGTAATATATGCCGTCTGATTTATAAAATCCAATCCTTCCATCTGTAAAATGAAACAACCATTAGCAGCATTTGATGACCCATTAGTGCTTACTGTTGTTGTCAAGAAAATATTGAACTTTTTATACTTATCCCACATCGAACGGCACACTGAACGCAAATCAATGTTGTTGATTGTCAATTGTGTATATGCCGAATTGCGAATGCCCAAATTGGTCTGAGTTGTTGTAAGAGGGAATGGATTGATACATAGTGTTGCCTTTTCAACTTTGTAGATGGGTTTTACATAGAAAGTTATTACTGCCCGATAATTGGTAAGTGACACTCCACTGTAATTTCCATTATTATCATAATTGCGGAATGTGATTGTTAGATTTACATTATCTTTATCCTTCTTGAATTGGATTGGCGCAAATGGGACCTGATTAACTGCAGTGTGTCCGGATGCTGCGGTAGCGTGCGTTAAACCTCCAATTATTGGACTTTCTGCGTTCAATTGTAAGCGTTCAGTTGATGAACCCTGCTGTGTTCCATTATTTACAAAATTGAGACCATTCATTTGAATAAGCATTGTTCGCGCATTACCTGATAATGTTCCAACACCAACAGTATTGTATGATGACATCATTATTTCAAAATCATCGTGTTTATCCCAAAAATCACGACATAAATCACGCATATCAAATGACGCATAATTGTATTCTGTATTTGATGCTGTAATTGTTCTTCCAACCTGACTTGTTATTGTCTGAAGCGTATTAAATCCAAAACAAGCACATTCGTTCATCTCTCTCTCTATGACTGGTTCAATTGCAAAATGAAATGCCGCATCATTATAAATATTACCTGCTGCTATTACTCCAAAGTTTTGAATACCTACTGTATCCGGAATAGATATAGCAAACTCTAAATCTACAAATCGCTGTCCTTTGCGAAAATTGAAACTCTGCCCAGTGTTTGTTATTACTACAGTTTGAATAGGTGATGATGTTGATGACGCGCTAAATACAACCGGAACATATTTCTTACTATTAAGTGCCGTATCATATTTTACATTCGTCCAATCAAGACCTGCTAAGTTATAGCATACCATAGCATATGTTGAACCACTAACGAGTGTTATAGTTCCTTGTGTCACAAGACTTACAGGTTTCAAACAAAAAATATCATATTTTTCCCACATCTCTCCCAATACATTTTTCAAGTCGATATTTGAAAATGTGAATTGTGTTTTCTGCGCATTAATCGTGCAGGGATTCACAGTTGAACTCGTTGATAATATTAATGAACCACTTTGAGATAGCATTTATATTATCATTATATTTTATTCCTTAACTCCAACAACGATAAAACTCAATGTAAAATGATTCATTTGAGAGTTTAAAACTGTTCCAGCATTATTTTGAGACCACAATTGAAAGTTTAAATCCACAGTTTCAGATTCTGGTTTTCTAAATGTAGTTGCACCAATTGGATTCGCAAATGATTCGGCATCTGCTGTGTTTGTGTTTGCTGGTTGAAAAACTGGAGTTACAGTATATCCTCGTGAAAGCATATTAGTATTAAGCACCGACAATGTGTTTATGAATTGCAATCCACTTATTTGAAACCATTGTAGTCTTTGATTACCTGATAATCCTGTTGCTACACTTCCTGTCCCATAACTCGCGCATATTAAATTAAACTTATCATATTTATCCCATAATGTTCCTATAATTCTTCGCATATTCACATTTGTAAATGTAAAGTTTGTTGTTGTTGCGTTCATTGTGCCAAAAGCATTTGTTGCTCCTGCCGATAAAATACGGGTTGATAATGTAAAGTTTGCCTGTTCATTTTGGTAAAGCAAGTTCCACGGATTTTTATAGATTACATCTTTTTTGATTGGCGCAAATGTTAAAAAAAATACTGGTGTAGCACTTCCAATAAGTGTTGTTGCTCCATTATCTGCTACTAGATTAAATGTGAGTGATATTTTATTACTATCTGGTTTTATCATTATGAACTCTCGTGTTTGTGTTTGTCTTCCTATATTAGCATTTATTGCTGGTGCTTGGGAACTTTGGTTTGATATTGCTATATTTGTTGATGCGGTCTTCCCTTGATACGACGCATTAACAAGATTTAATCCCTCAACAAAAATGGTATTCAATTCTGCTCCTATTCCCGCCAATGGATATGTTATTAATACTTTGAATGTATCATATTTCGTATAAAGGGTCTCTCCTAGTATTTCACGCAAATCTACGAAATAAGTGCAGTTTCTAAATGTTGAGTCTCTTACACCAACATTAGTTGTTGTGGTTGATAACACCGATGGATTCAACCATAATTTTGCTACTTCAATGTCCATTTATAATATAATAAGATTTATAAATCGACTAAAATGCTAATGCTAAAGTCTTAATAGCGAGCATAGCAGACACCGTTCTCATACACAAGCACCTGGTCGAAAGAGGCAAAGGCAGTCTGCTGAATAGTAATGTTTGCAGCAGGAGTGTGATTAACAATGTAGAAGATATCGCTTGTATTAGTATTAGTTCCGGCGAATATGGAACTCTTGTCAGCATTCTGGTAAATCTCCATATCAATGCCAGTAACGAATGAACCTGAATCTTGAACCGAAGCATTTGTAAGACTTGTAACATTTGTAGGAACATCCTGCTGGTAAGAAACTAAATCAATAGAAGGTTGCAGTTGTAAATCGGCAAGGGAACCAAAGCATTTAAGTGCCTCATTGTAGATTTCGGGGATAGCAGTGGGAGCAGTAGAAGGAAGGACTTCACTGCCCACTCTGAAATTGTAACTGGTAATACCAAACTTGCAGTGTGCCATAGGGTAATAACCAGCAGAAGCAACAAAGGAACTATTTCTTGAGGCAACAATAATATTCTTAAGACTAGAAAACTTAGCGGGGATAGGGAAGGAAACCTGAGTTCCAGCAGTTGTAATAGCAGCAGAATTGGTGTAAGAACGCCAAGAGGGGAGAACCATCTGCATTGGACTTGAAGAACCCGACTTAATAGCAGCAACAGCACTATCAGGCAACTCTAAGAACTCACCACAGTAATTTACACCAGTGACTGTGAATAGAGGTAGTGTGGCACTACCAGAAACTAATAATAACGAAGAGAGAAGACTTGATTTCAATACAAGTTCAACTCTAAGAGGTGCAGCAGTCATTTCCCATAATGGAAGATACTTATCACCCGCCAAAGCGCCCACAAGAGAAACCAAGTTGATGGCAAAAGGAACAGCGTGACCAGCAGTAGTAACAGAAGTTACCGCACCACGGTTGTATCCTCTAACAACTTGTAAATCACCAGATGCGGCACCAGTTGTAGTACTCCACTCGCCGTTGCAACCACTGGTGACAGCAAAGCGTCCTTTGACAGTATCGTCGGGCGCCTGGAAGTCATAGAGGATTTTCGCCAACTGCGAATAGTTATCAATATCCTCAAGAAGGTTGGACCCGTGGAACACTCTAAGACGCTGGATAAATGAATGCACACCACAAGACTCAAAAGTGGCAGCAGTGGCATTGGCAGTCGAGCAAGAAAGATTCAACTGACCTCTCAAATAAGATTCAGAAGGAATAAGAGCAGTGTTGTTTCTGGTAGGAATGTTGATAGTGATAGTATCACCCATATTGTAAGCACCCGTTCCACCCTGAGGTTGGATTTGGGTCAGATAGCGTCTGGCAGGAGCAGACTCGACTTTAGACTGAAACTTGAGATTAGCAGGAATCATTTTATATATTCTTGTTATAAAATATTTAAAATTGCTAAATATTTTATGAGTTTATCTTTTCAAAACTCTTCTTTCTAAACCACCGGAGACTTTTCTCGCAAGTGCCTCCTCAACCATTTTTGCAACAGGGCGGTCCAACAAGGGCATCTTACTTCCAATGCGTCCCTTGCCTAAAGGCATTTTGTGCCCTAACATTCCTTTTCCCAACGGCATTTTGTGTCCAATCATTTTTTATATATTATGAAACGACTTTGTTTCCATTATTCGGTAAATTTCACACAGTCAAGTTGCAGTGTCATCTGATAATTAATTCCATTTAGATTGACCAGTTGTCCATTGTTGTCTATGATGCGAATTTGTATTTGCTCCAGTTTATTCACATACAGATTAATCTTGAAATTATTTGGATTTGTATATGATATGATACTAAATGGTGCCACATACACTGGAATTGTTGCTAAAATATTCTGATTGTATGCCTGCGCCACATTAATATTATATGTCGGATAGTTGCATTCAATATTCAATGCTCTTATTTGATTGAGATTCACACAGTCCCGTCCATACAACAGATTTGCTGTGCTGGTGGTGCTTGTTGTTTTGCTAAATCCCAGAATGTGATTTATTGTTCCAGGATATATTATAAAATCAGAACTAGTATGCGTAATCAAAATCTTACTTGTTATGACACTGTAACTTACATTATACGATGCACCCATTGCTGCTTGGATAACATCTATAAGTTGGGTTATGTTGTAGTTGCCGGGTTGAACATAATATGTCTGCATTGGATTCAACCCCGTGAGACCCCAGTTGAAAGTGTTGTCGTCCGATGTGATACTGTAGAAACTGTAGGGGATGCTTGCATTTTGGAGAGATAAGTATATGTGATGCCCGTCAGGAATTTCTATGACTGGCAAATAGTAGATGCTGTTTGCTGGATTGTCATCAATCGTTTCTGTCGCATACCTGGAATTTAGATATATTTGAATGGATTCGTTTTGCATCTCTTAGTTAATATAATACAATATTTTACTTTGCCTCTTGTATTTCTAAATGATTTCCATTCTTGTAGATTTTCTCTTCGAAGCAATCCACATCCATATGCTGGTATGGTCTATCAAATATGTAATCGTAAATCTTCTTTGCATCTTCCTCATTCATTTTCAATAATTCTTTCGCTATTGTTCCCCACTCCTCTTTGTTGCGAACCCCGCTAAAAATGCTTACCCAAGTCAATTGCTTACGAAGAATCTTTGGGAAATACAAATACGACTGCACTGTAAATAAGAAGTGGCAATTCAAATGTCTCGCCTTAATCAACATTGCATTTAATTTGGCAACAATATGTTTGTCTTTTAGGTTATTGGCAAAATCGTCAATGATTACCAATGAATACTCTGGTGCATCATCTTCCTCTCGGTCTTCTTTAATACTTGTCAATTCATCTTTGATTTCATCTAATAACTCTGCAGTCAATTCGTGATGAACCTTGTCGTGCTTTTCAAATGGATGTTTCTGCACCGACAAGAAAGACGATACTGGACAGAAATACCAAATGTGGTGGAATTTTTTTTTATATACCGTTCTCATCTGTCCCAACAAATGACTCGTCTTGCCACTGCCACCCGAACCTATGTAGAGAGTTATTCCTCCATTTCGCCGTGATACTCCCTCTACTATATCAGGGACAAATGTGTCCATCGTCTCTTTCACCGGTTTCGTTTTTGGTATGTTTTCATTGACTTCCTCTTTGATTGCTAATATGGGCATCTTATGACTTATTATTAGATATTGTTTGAGGCGCTGTTTAATTTAGCAAAATGTATGCGCATAGTATATAAAATGAGTTCGCTAAATGATGACACCAATGATACTGAGGAAGTGCTAACAAAACCAAAGCAGAAGAAACAGCGCTCAGAAGCGCAGATTGCTGCTACTGAGCGAATGCGCGAAGCACTTGCTAAGAAATCTGCACCAGTTGCTACTGAGAAGAAAATGATTTTAAAAGCAATCAAGGAGAAACTCAATGGACCATCAAAGACCGATGTTGTAAATGAGGAAGAGGAAGAGGAAGAGGAACCTGCACCCATTGTTGTTAAGAAAACAAAGAAAGAATCCAAACCGGAACCCGAACCCGTAGTTGTCAAAAAACCTCCCAAGAAGGAACCTAAAGTTGTTTATCAGTCTGAATCCGAATCTGAGGAAGAGGTCATTGTTGTAAAGAAAAAGAAGAAACCCAAGAAGAAGACTATTATTTATGAAGAATCCGAAACCGAAGAGGAGGAAGTAATAGCACCAAAACCTAAAACAAGAGAAACCAAGACACAGCAAAATACTCGCTCTGTTTTCAAAGTCAGTGTTCCTGAAGTGAAACCTCCTGCCCCACTATACTATTTTGCATAAGCGTTTTTCTAAATTGACTTGCACGCTCCTCATTGTATGCTAAACGGTCTTCTATTACTTTTCGCTTCCGTTCCAGTTTCGTTTTACCCGGTTTTGTCGGTTTATAGATTTTTACTTGATTTTTATTCTTACTTCCTTTTGGGCGTCCTGCCTTTTTTTCATTATCCATTTTATAATATTATGTTATACTATAAAATGTATCATAATTGCGGATGTGGGTCTCAATATACTACCAAAAATAAATCTCAGCACTTTGCAACAAATAAGCATCACAAATGGGTCAGAGAACAAGATGACAAGTATCAAATTCGCCTCGAGAAGGAATTAGAAAAAAGCGCCCCCTCGCCAAAGATTATTATATTACCCGATACTATAATGATGGAAGAAGACAAACCTATTGTAAATGATTTAGAACAAGTTAGAGAACCTAAGATTGTTGAAGGAGGCAATCCTACTAAGGATGCCAAGGATGCCGATGAATCACAACGGAAACAAATCAATGTCAACATTCATTGTGTCCGTTGCACTGAACTCCGTTTGGCACTTGAAGTGACAGGCATAGTAATGGGAATTACTGCCTTCGGATTGATTCTCTGGAAGATATCAAAAGACTGAGTGTCTCATTTCAAAAAACACTTTTGAGATGAGTTTCAAAACTTCGGCGCAAGAGGTTCTAAGTAATTCTTGCACAATGTTCTAAGAGGAAATGCTATTGTTTTCATCTTCCTCAACGGGGTGTCGAGGGTGGTCCTTCAATCCAAATCCTTCGACTCGCGTTTTGCTCGAATTCTTCGCCTCGAGTGCTCGTATTATTGCTTTATGGCAAAAAAACACCAAACTGTATTTGGTGCCCACCAAGTCCTTTGGATTCCAATGCTCATATTTCGCCCCATCAAATAATATGGGATGGTATTTTGCACACGCCCGCTCCCCTTCTATTATCAAATCGCCTCCCTCATATTCACCAAATGACACGATGATTAAATCGCCGTGGTTTGATGTGTCCTTGTGTGGGTCACACTGTATGTTCTTGTTCATATAAATCGTCGTAAATGGTTGGCAAACTGAATGACATATTAGTCTTCCTATGCGCATCAACTCATTGTGGATTTCTGGGTGCTTCTTAGACATCAACGACTTTTCGTGTATTATGTGTCTCGTAAAGTGATAACTCATACCCCAACTGCACGCCCTATGTTTCTCCGTAAAATTTGCTCGACCTATGGTCTTGCCTTGCTTTATTGGCAATTTAATTTTTTCAAGCATCTCATACAATTTGCTAAACTCTTTTGGGTCTACCGGATTCAAGTATGTGAATTTCTTTGTTTCCTCGGTCATAGTATATTATATATAGGATATAATATATTATAATATTAAGAGTAAAATGAGAGAATTACCTGAAAAAGTATTGGAAATTGTGCGCAAACATTTAACCCCTAAGGAAGAAGAGAAAAACTTGTTTGGAGAGGTTTTTACTCCTCTGGAACTGGTTTGTGAAATGTTAAGTAAGTTGCCAAAATCAGTATGGACAGACAAAGATTTAAAATGGTTGGACCCAGCAAATGGAATTGGCAATTTTCCCATTGTTGTTTATTATAAATTAATGGATTCTTTGAAAGATGTTATTAAAACACCAAAATCACGTAGCAAGCACATTATAGAAAATATGCTCTATATGAATGAGTTGAATGAAGTAAATGTTGGCGTGTGTCGAAGCATTTTTAAGATGATTGACAAAGATGCAAGTCCAAATATTTTTAGAGGCGATTTTCTTGAAAAAAAAGATTTGGGTGGTGTTTCGCAATTTGATATTATTATTGGCAATCCTCCATATAACAAGGGCGGAATAAAAGCAAAAACAACTGCGAAAGTAAATCACGGGGAAAAAGATAGCAAAACTATATGGCCTAGTTTTGTGGAGAAATCTTTGATTATGTTAAAAACCAGTCAGTCATTTATATCC